AGTATTGCCTGGACAATTGGAAAAAAAAGTAAATGAATTCTTTTTTTAAAAAAGAGAAATAAAAGGATATAATGAAAAAAATTGCAAAAATGAAAGAGATTCATTAGAAAGTGTTCTACTAAAAATTGCCACTAATATGCGTTTAATGCCATTTTTTAGTTTATATATTTACAAAAATTTATAAATGGCTACCTTAGATAATAACTTTAAGGACTTATTTTTTAAAATAGAAGGACTTGAAGATAACAATTACAGGACAGTAGAGGAAGTAAAGGAGTTTGCAAGCATAAGCTATATGCTTATAGCTAAGAGCGAGCGTGTGAAAACTATGAAGTATCTCGTCTTTATGTACGACAAAAACTCGCCACTTGTCAGTCAGTATAGTGAAGTTAGGGCGAGAAAACAAAAAGCATTGGAGTTGGCTAACGTAGTAAAAAGTGAAGACCCGTACTTATATGAAAAACTTATGCTGTTTGAGGATGCTGATTTAATCCAGATAGCAGCGCAAATGCTTAGAAAACAAAATGATTCGATTTTTAGTATGTTGGTTTCTCAAGAGATTTTTTTTGACGAATGTCTTAAAAAAGTTTTACAGCCGCTCGAAATTGAGGATGATAAGAAGGGGTTGGAGGCGTTGGAGAAGAAAGCAAAAATAAGCGAAGCAATGGAGAAGGTGGCAGATAGGATTGAGAAATACAAGAGTAAGTTCTTTAGGAACGATGATGACTTAGAAAAGAAAATAAGAAACGTAGTAGCTTTCACACCAGAATCTATTGCGCAATTTTAATTATGAAGGAGCCAATTAAAGGTGGTAGCCAAATAGAGGTTCAAGGAGTAATGTGTCAATTACCGCCTATTGGATATGTATACAATGTAACCACCAAGACAGTTGAGTATAGGGGTATAATGAGTAGGAGTGAAAATACCTTAGACCAATACTGGCAAAGAAATGGACTACCCAAAGGCTACAATGCGAAACGAGATTTAGAACAGCAAAAGCAAAAGAACAACGAAAACTATCAAGACCCAGAGTTAGCGGAGTTTAGAAGAGATGCGTGGGATAAAAGATTAAATGGTTGCTGGTTTATGAACAAGGGAGTGCCTACCTACATTACTGGTATGCACTATTTTTATTTAGAGTGGATTTATATTGGCGGCACAACAAATAATCAGGGTTATCCTGACTTTTGGGAAACAGATAAAAAGTTCTTTTACTTTCTGCAATATGTCATAGAAAACGACAAGTGTTTTGGGATGATATTGCTTACAAGGCGTAGAGGTGGAAAGACTGCAAAGTCAGTTGCTTTTTTATTAGAGGCAACTACAAGAATGATGGAAGCTAATGGTGGTATACAGTCTAAGACAGAAGATGACGCAGAAAAGATTGTATATAGAAAAGGTGTGCTAAAAGCTTTTGATAAGTTGCCAGACTTTTTTAGACCGAAGTATAATGTTAATGGTGTGGCAAGGGGAATCACTTTGATGGAGAAAAGGGATAAAGAAGCCGAACAAGGAGAGAGAGGTCTTGGTGGTGTCATAGACTTTAGAGCAAGTAATGATACAGCTTACGATGGTGACAAGTTAAAGAGATATGTAGGTGACGAGATATTCAAGACAAGGAATAGTGACGTATATAATAGACACGAGATTATACTTCCTACTCTTGAAGATACAAATACTAAACCTTATGGCAAGGCTTTGTATACATCAACGGTGGAAGAGATTGAAGGGGAGATAGCTAATTATATGAAGTTCTGGCAAGATAGCGACCAGAATGATATAGACGAAGTGACTGGCTACACAAGAACGAAGTTGTATAGATATTTTATTCCCAGTGACGAAGCCATTAATCTGGATATATATGGTCAGTGTGACGCAGAAGAAAATAGAAGGATTATACTTGCAGAGCGTGAGCAAGTAAGGAATGATTCTGAAAAGTTTACTGGTAGAATTAGAAGGCGACCATTATCAGTAGAAGAAGCGTTTAGGACTTCAAGCAATAGTTCTGTTTACGATATGGCTCGACTACAAGATAGATACGAGGAAATATCTTGGCGAGAAAATATCTACGAAACAGGAGACTTTATCTGGAAGAGTGGGATTAAGGATGGAGAGGTAATATGGGTTCCGAGTAATAAAGGAAAATGGAAGGTGGTTTGGGAATATATAGATACAGATATACTTAAACGACCAAATCAAACTAAAGTAAGACCTTGGAACAACCAGAGGTTTGCTATTGGTTGTGACCCGTACTCGCACAGTAGAACCGTTGATTACAGGAACTCCAGCGGAGCGTTTTATGTGTATAAGAAACACGACCCAACAGACCCAGATAGGTCTGACATATTTATTGTTGAGTATATAGCAAGACCTGCAACGTCTGATATATTCTTTGAGGATTTGATAAAGACCTGTTTTTATTTTGGCGCAGAGGCATTGATAGAAAATAATAGGAATAATATTATGGATTACTTTACTTATAGAGAGTACAGTAATTTTATGATGCAACTTCCAAATAGACCAACTCCGGGTATTCCCGGCTCTACAAAGACACACGCAGATATAATCGCACACACAGAAAGCTATATCTACCAGCATATACATAAGGTTTATTTCCCGAGGCTTATTGATGACTGGAAAAACTTTGACCCATTCAATACTACCAAGTTTGACGCAGCGATGGCAAGTGGATATACATTGATAGCAGATAACAAATACAATTTAGTCTTAATGAAAATGGGTAACAAGAAAATGTATGACATAGATATGTTGTTCCCTAAAAAAGCAGTAGTGTAGCTTTAAAATGAAATAATATGAATTATAGATTTCCAGACCATTTAATAGACCCTTTGAGGAAAGACGAGAAATGGATTTTGCAATACTGCAAAGCGGCTTGGTATCATAACAGTGGAGCAAACATTGGCTCTTATTGGAATAATGCGTACAGGTATCAGTATATTTCCGACTACGCACAAGGTAAGCAAAGTATAAATCAATATAAGGAGCAACTTGGTATTGATTCAAGGAGCGATGAAAGCTGGGTTAATATTAATTGGGAAGTGCTACCTATACTCCCAAAATTTTTAGATATGGCTTTGGCAAGACTAAAGCGATTTGAGTATAATGTTGTAGCAACCCCAATAGACCCTCTTTCAAGATTAGAGTTAGATGACTTCTTTAAGAAGCAAAAGGCTAAGATTGAATTGAGGCAGGAAGCAGAGAATATAGGCCCGGATATAGCAGATATGTTGAAGCCAGAGCAAGGCGAGCCAGAAGATATGGAGGAGTTGAACATAATGCGTGCTTACACCTATAAGCATCAACTTGCAAGTGAAGTGGAGATGGCTTTGGAAGCTATACTTGAAGACAATATGTTTGAGGACGAGAGAATTAACGCACTGGAGAGCGCTTTGTTTTTTGGCATTATAGGTTATAAAGAGGAAGTAGGAGAAGATGGAAAGATATATTGCAGAACAGTAGACCCAAGGCAACTATTAATGAGTCCAACGGTGCGAAAGGATTTCAAAGATACAGAATATATCGGAGAGGTTCAGCATATGACTGTTTCTGATTTAAGAAGAATAAGTGGCAACCAGTTTACAGAAGAGCAATTAGAGGATATTGCTCAAAGCTATATAGACCAATTTGGTAATCCAAGTAGGATGCCAAGAACAAATATATACAGTAGAGCATACGATGATTTCAAGATAAGGGTATTGGATATTGAGTTTGACTCAACCAATATGATGACTTATGAAAGAAGTATAGACAAAAGAGGAAACCTACAAATAGCCAGAGCCAATATCAATAAGGCTAAAAAGAAAAAAGATAATGGAGATTATGTGCAGGCTCCAGTTGGCGTAGTGTATAGAGCAAAATGGATAATTGGAACCGATTACATATTCGACTTTGGCGTGTTAAGAGATATGAAGAGAAAGAACAGCGACCTTAGAAAAACAACAAAGTCATATCACGTTAGAGCGTATAGTAATCACGGAGGCAGAATACTTGGTAAAGTAGAGCAATGTATTCCAGTTATAGATGCCACAATGATGGCTTGGTATAGATTACAGCAGGCAGTTGCAGAAGCAAGACCCAAAGGTTTCAGTATTGACCTTGATGCGCTTGAAGATATTCCATTGGGAAGAGGAGGTAGTGATTCATTGACTCCCTACGAAACACTTGAATTGTTTTTGCAGAAGGGTGTGATGCCTTATAGAACCAGAGACTTAGATGGCAATAGGATGCACTATATGCCAATTAATGAAATAGAGGGTGGTCTTGGAAATCAAGCAGCGCAATACTATGGGGTGATTCAACAGAATATACAGCTTTTAAGAGATATACTTGGTTTCTCAGAAGTAAGTGAAGGTAATGCGCCGGAGAGGATGTTGACGACCGTTGCAAAGTTAAGCGACCAAGCAACAGAAGATTCATTGAGTCCTATTGCTAACGCAGAGAAAATGGCGTTCGAGTCAATGATGAACTCTCTTGTCCAAAGACTACAGGGCGTTATAAGAGCAAATCCAAAGTCATATCAAAATGCTCTTGGCTTAAATAGTGTCAAGTTTATTAGTTTGAGTCCAGAGTTAAGTATGAGAGATATGGCTATAAAATTGGAAAATAAGCCAGATGCACAGGAGAAAGAGATATTATTGCAGTATGCAACTAAGTATATGGATGCCGGATTAGTTAGTATGGAGGATTTGGTAATGATAAGGAATACCCAGAATCTAAAGCAAGCTGAGATGTTATTGGCTTACAGAATGAAAAAGCGTAGAGAGGAACAGCAACAACAAGCACAGCAGCAAGCACAAATGAATGGACAGATACAACAACAAGCTGCAATGATGGCAGAGCAAGCTAAACAGCAAACTATGCAATTAGAGTATCAGCTTAAATTAGAGTTGCTTAAAGTAGAAAAAGAATACGATATGCAGATAGCGGCAATGGGAGGCAGAACTAAGTTGGAATCTGAAATGCTTAGGGCAGGAAGTAGTCTTGAAAACACTACGACCAAAGCTGAAAGTGACGAGTATAAGGCAGAAATACTTGCTGCGGCTTCCAGACAAAGGGAGGCAAGCAAGGCAGCTGACGATATACAAAGAAAATAATTGCCACTTTAATTTCAATAAACTAAACCGCTAATGCGTAAACTTTGCAAATATGTGGATTGATTTTATACTTATGGTGAAATCTTTAGCTGATGGAGTTAAGGATTTCAAAAAAAATGAAAGGGAAACTCTAAGCGAATTGTTTGAAGCAACGGCTGATATTTTACTTAGCATTGCTGAAAGCTTTGAGGCTGGAGATTTTCCGCATAATCACGTTTCGTCTATCAATACGATAAGCGCAAGTGTTGAAAGAAACTTGGGTAACATAATTAAAA